GACGTGATATGCGCGTAAGGCTCGATCGCATCGCGCAGGGCTTCCAGCACTCCGCGAGCAACCCGCTGGCCCTGCGTCGGCGTCGCATAGACATCGACCTGCACGCCGAAGTAGTCCATGTCCGGCGTCTGGTCCATGACGTTCTGCGGCGTGCCGGAGATGGTCTGATAGACCGCATACGGATACGTCACGCCCTGCGGCGCCCGGCCGAACGGGTAGAACCGTATGTCCGTGCCAAGCACTGCCTGTACGCTAGAGACATTGGCAGTGTCATAGACCGGCGGGAATGCCACGTCAGAGCCCTTCCACCTGGCCGATCTTCTGCTCTAGCTTGCGCGCAAATACGTCAAGCACCTTCTCGATGTTCTCATTCATCGCCGGGCGCAGGTAGGGACGCGCAGCCATCTTCTCTGTCCCCTCCTCGACCAGATGCCAGTGCGGAGTGCTGCCGCCCTTGCCGGTGTCCGGGTTGCCGGATGGGATGCGGCCATGAGCCGTGTTCACGCCGACGCTGATCATGATGTCGCCTGTCTTGCGGTAGTAGCGGCTGCGCACGCGCTGGACAATGTTGTCCGCAATGACGCGACCAGTCTCCGGGTCGTCGATCGCCAGGGCTCGCCGTTTCGCGTCATTCGTGATCACGCGCACCGCCGCTCCGAGCGCAGACTGCGCTGTCTTCTTGCGGAAGTTGTCTGCGAGCGCATAGAAGCGCTGCGATGTGCGGTCCATGCCGATGATCGAGAACTTGATGCCGTCGGCCATTACTCGCTCCATAAAAAAAGCCCGCGGAACACACACGCGGGCTGAAGGCCGGCGGCAACCACCCTCCGGCCAAGGGGTAAACGTATCAGTGATAGTGTTCTTTCACCCACGGAGCAGCCCGTTTCGCTTCTAGCGTCCACGGATCAACAGCCCCATGAAACACCACAACCTTAGCGTCTCTAGGCAATCTGTGGGGCCATGCCCTTCGACCGCGTTGCGCGATCTGATCCTGGTAACTCCACACTCCATCGCGCTCCGTCCATGCCGGCAGATCACGCGGTAGGACGTAGCTCATCCAGCCTTGGTCGCTGCCCTTGCAGCCCGCCGCATGCGACTTGCGCGGTGACGTGACCGGATCGAACGATTCCCAGACTTCCGGATGAGCGCCGGCTTTCAACATGAAGAACGAACCGTTCCAAGGCCACAGCGGATTCGTGTTCCGCCAGCCGACGAATGGTTCTGGCCGGTTGACCAGTGGCTTCAAGTCGCCTGTGATGACGATGTCCAGATCCATGTGGACAATTCTCTCGCCAATGTCCGCGCCAATGTCTCGGTGAAACAATTTCAGGCGCCGGTAGCAGCTCGGCCCGCCACGGAAACTCGGGTTCGGGATGCTGGCGTAGTCGTTCCACAGCGGAATCGTCTCACACTCCAGCCCTTGCGGATCATCCGTTATGCAAATGAAGCGATGCGGTTCGTCAAAGTGCCGTTGGACCATGTTTCGCAGCGTGTGCACCTGTTGCGGGCCATAGTTCGATCGGTAGCCTGCGACGGGACGCCATTTGAACGTCACGAAGGTAATCATCGTTCACGCGACAGGATGATTAGGAGTGCCAGAATCGGCAGCAGCCACATCAGCAGCTGGACGAATTCCATTATTTCTGAACGACAGACTCATTCTGAGGCACGATATTCATCCCCTCTGTAGATAGCCAATTGCATCGCTCAGGTGCACCACGTCGCGGGTCTCCGCTTCGATCAATGGCGTTCGATGATTCCCAGACGATGCACTTCGCGGCGCCGAACATACGCCTTGGCGCGGCTTGGTGCATGCACTTGCCGCCATATAGGAAGAATTTGCAGTGGACGCTTTTCATGGCACGGCCCCAGGATGTTCCGGGTACAGCACTCGCCTAGCCTCGGCCTCGCACTTGTAGACCTCGACGCAGTGATTCGGCTCCCAGAAGTAGATCCGATCCACCACCATTGCAGCAGCCCGAGCAAAGCGCCGCTTCACCGGCCCGCCGTGGCGCTTCCATCGCCCCAGTAGCCCGCTGACTGTTTCACGTGGAAGCGCCCACGGGGCAAATACAAGCGCGCAAACAGCCATGTTGGTTGCGACATAGACGACGAAGGCCTGGCACTTGAACGACCTCAGTGCCCTACGGACCATGCGCCGCGCTCCAGTTCGTCCATCATGACATCGAACATCTGAATCCACTTCTTCCCGCCGCTTCGGAAGATGGTCCCGTTGTCGCAATCTCCTGGACTAGGCCAGGGCCACGCCAAGGACGATTCGAGAAGTTTCCACCCGTCGCGAGATTCCAGAATGTCGAGCGCACACCACTTGGTTCCGATGTCTGCGAACACTACGTCTGCATATTCCATCAGACTTTCCAGCTTGTCGTCTAGTTCGTATGCCGGATCGACATTCCCAGTCTGCGCCACCGGCCTATCCGGGTAGCAATAGCGAAAGAATATCGCCCTGGCATCGCCGATAGCATTCACCCGATATGTGATCTTGTGCGGGATGAACTCCTGCAGGATCGCGTATCCCTGCTGCATCGTGTCCGGGCAACTGGCGCCGTGCTGCTGGCGAACTCCCTTGTCCCACAACTGGCGGATGTGATCGTGGGCCTGCTTCTCGTTCTGCAGGATTCGGACGTTCACGCTGCTGGCGCCAACGTCGGCCTTCGACACAATCGGGTATTGCTCATGATGTTCGACCCAGGCGTGAGCGGCTTCTTCATCGCTGCCGACAAACGTCTTAGGCATCCAAGCGCCCCAGCGGCGCCATTGCTCGCGCTTGGATTCGTAGCAATCGACCTGCCCCTGATCTTGGATGGTAAGAAGGCCCGCTTCCAGCATGCGTGAGTAGTCACGGCGGTTGTCGGGAAGACGGCGCCAATCTGCGTGCGGGCGAAGAAAGCCGATGTCCCCCGGCTTTGCGTCAGCGAACGTCTCTCCTGAGAACACCCGCTTGCCTTGATGGCCGGCGCGTTTGGCAGCAGCGATGATCGCCTCGTGCCAAATGAGCCGTTCATCAAGAACATAGATCATGCCTGCCTCACACTGCCTAGTCCCGCCCCGCCTCGCCGCGCCAAGCCTCGCCTATCCACGCCTGCCGCACCTCTCCAATCGCATCGACGCCTTGCCCGTCCTCGACTCGCCAATCCACACCTGCCATGCCGTGCCGCTCCGGGCCCAGCCACGCCACGCCACGCCAGGCAGCGCCGCTCCCTGCCTGCCTAGCCACGCCCCACAACGCCGCACTAGGCGGCTGCGCGCCTTTGTTCCTGAGCAGGGCGCCGCGATCGACTAACCTTCTCGATGGCCTTGAACACCTGCGCCAGTTCCTTGATGCGCGAATACTTCGACTGAAACGACTTCAGCTCTGCAAGTGCATCAGACAGGAACTGCTCTTTCAATTCCTCGTCACTCAGCACCGCTTCGACATTCCGATACCCGCCCCCATTGCGTCGATCAGACGTAAGGGAAACAAAGGCCCGGATCGGCTCTGCGGCTTCTTGCTGTGGCGTAATGACGAACACTCTGATAAGGCGCCGCGCTTCTTCAACGCGCCACTTCTCTGCGGCCTCGCCATCATCCCAGGTGAAGTGCCCGTGAAGCGCCGAATTCTCATCCCGCGCACGTTCCAGCACCGTATGAGGATTGACCAAACCGGCTTTCGCCAGAAGTTCAATCTCTGCCTTTACAGCTTCAAGCGACATTCATTCTCCTGTTGGTTTGCCTGCGGTGCCCGGCCGCGCCTTGCCGTACCCGGCCAGGCCGCGCCATGCCTCGCCTGCGGTGCCAGGCCAAACCGAGCCAGGCCAGGCCCATCCTGACCGTGCCAAGCCTCTCCGTGCCTGCGGTTCCACGCCCTTCCGTGCCCATCCGTGCCACGCCGCGCCTAGCCTCGCCTGCCTTATGCGGCTTTCTTCGGCCTCATGTCGGCCTCTTGCGCCAGCCGGAAGGTCCCCCATCCCATGCCGGCGCTGCTCTTGCTATCCGGCCTGCCTTCGCACAGCCCAACCTGCTCGCCCACGCGCGCCATCAGGTTCGTCACATCGGCAGCGCTGAACTGGTCGGCGTCGAAGCGCACCTTCACGTCAGCCTGCCACTGCTCCCACATGGGCCGGCTGCGGATGTCAACAACACCAGTCGCATTGCGGACGTGATGATCGACCCGCCGGTATTTGTCGGCGATCAACTTCACCAGCGGCGTGCCTTCGTCCTTGTCGAACCCATCGGCTTCGATGAACACCGACAACTTAGCCAGCGTCATCTTGAACCCGACCAGTCGGCAAGCCGAAATCATTGCCGCTCGGAATGCTCCGGCCGGAATGCCGACCCACCCTTCGCGGCTGTAATGCACCGCCGCGTCACACACGGCATCAAAGTCCTTGGCTTCGCGCACCTTCTTGCTACGCGCCTGAATTCCCGCCGCCTGCGCCGCCATGATCCCCGCCTTCGCCGCAAACTTCGCCTGCACCAGTGGTGCCGTACCGATGATCCTGAAGATCACGGTCTGAAGATTCGGGGCCTTGATCTGCACTTGCGTCATGTCGTTTCCTGATTCGCGCCTTGCGTTGGCGTGACTGGCGGAACGGCACAAGTTTCCGGCGTCACGAGCGGGCAATCGACCCACTGACGCCAACTGTACACCCTGATTCGGTAGTGCGCAACTCCTTTTCGGTTGATACACTACCGCCAGTGACTACCATGCTGACCGGCGCCAAGCTGCGGGCGATTCGCGCTTTGCGCAACATTTCGCAAGCCGAACTGGCCGCCCGTGCCGGCGTTTCTCCAACCGCTATCGCGGAGTACGAACAAAACAAGCGCGACCTACGTTCTAACACGGTCCGCAAGCTATGCGACGCTCTTGGCGTCCAAGTCACCTATCGGGTAGACGGGATCGAAATTACCGGCCCCTAAGAAGTCTTCAAGCCTGCCCCTCGGGAAGCACGTCAGCGCAGTCTCTCGGCTGCAGTTGACGACTGGAATCCGAATCCTTCTAGCCAGTTCGGCAAACTTCGCCGGCCACCGCGCCACCGATACCGCATCGCCGAGCCCCTTCGGGTGCGAGCCGTGCCAATGTGTCAACTTGCCGTCGTGCTGGCAGTCATAGCCGAGCATCGCGATCTGCGTCGCGCCCAGGTGTTCGGCCAGTGAGACAGCCCCGGCTCCGCTGTTGCGGTGTTCCTGAAACTGCCGCAGCTTCTTGACGTTGCGGCGCTTATCAATCGGCAGAGTCGCCGTCGTGTACGGCTGACCCTTGAACGTCTCTGCGACTTCCGCGCCGTACATGCCCCACCACTTGATGTCCATTGCGAACAGGGCATCGGCCCACGGTGCGGCGCGGAAGGTCGTATTGGCGACGATCACCTTCCCTCGCCCGGCTTCCCGCCATTCCTTGACGGCCCAGATGTCTTCTGGCGTCAGGCTCGGCCCGCTCGCCATGCAGACGAACTTCAACCTTCGTTCACGCCGGTTTCACACATCAGCGTCATGTAGTCCGTCCCGCTCACCGGGTCCGGCACGATAGCCGCGATGTTATAAATGGACTGCCGATGCACGACCCGCATGGCTGCCGTAACGCCAGGCCGGTTGCGAATCCGAATCCGCGTCGTCACCCGAGACTGCACCGCCTGCGCGGCGATCAACTCGCGGCCGGACAACGGAACAATCTCAGCGGAAATCATCGACGCGAACGGCTCCCAGGTCTGCGACTGCATACCATCGTCGGAGTCGATCTCGATGATCGGTTCTTCGATGGTGACGCGATGCCGCAGCGCGCCGGCTCTCATGCCATTCCCAGCCGCACGCGGTTCTGCCGGAGCAGCGCATCAGTACCCATCGGGACATCGGCCAGCGCCTTTTCGGTGTTCGTTTCGCGATTCGCGTACAGGTGCCCTAACAACAGCAGGATCGCAGCCCGGACGGTCCACGGCAAGGGCTCGCCGTCACTTCCGCCATAGCCGGCTGTGAAGCGAATGCGGATGCCGTTCACCGCCGCAGTCACACTCGGCCACGTCGTCGCGGGATAGATGCGAGATGGCACCGAAAACTCGTCGAACACGAACGACACTTCAGCATCGTCGCTGCTGCTGCTGGTCGCCTGCCCTGTCGTGATGCTGGTGACGTAGAGCACAGGCCCGACCGGGAACTCGATGTAGTCGACATCGGTCGGGAACTCGTCCAGCGCGCCTTCGTAGTCCCGCTGGATGAACGACAGCCCGGTGAACTGTTCGGCGTATTCCCGAGCGGCCTTGAGCCAGCCGGAAATCATCATGTCGTCCAGCAGATCGACATCGGTATCGCCATACGCCTGCGCTTCGAGATGGGCGCGCGCTTCTTCTACACTGATCGGCTCATCGGCGGATTCGGAAAGGACGCGGATCTTCATTCGTCCTTCCCTTCCGCATCCTTGCCGTCGCGCCCCTTGCGCACCGCCAGGCGCCAATCAGGAGAAGGAGGCGATGTCTGCGTCGAGCGTTGGGCAATCCACGCGCTGCCGCCGTAAGTCACCAGATCGCCGCGGTGATAGTTCGCCAAGCTGCGATAGATGCCGGCGTCGAGCACCATGCCGTCTAGCGGCAAGTCCTTGCTGACCACGATTCCGTCTGACAGGGTAAACCCCAGTCGCAGCATGCGGCCTTCGATGCTGGCGTGGAAATCGTCCACCGATGCAGCGTCGCGCCCATCGACTCCATCCCGGCCATCGAGCCCATCGATGCCATCGGCGCCAGCAAGGCCGCGTTCGCCGGGTGCGCCGTCCTTCCCGTCTTGTCCGGGGGCGCCATCCTTGCCCGGCAGCCCATCCTTGCCATGAATGCCGTCGCGGCCGTCCTTGCCGTCGCGCCCGTCGATGCCGTCCTTCCCATCGCGGCCAGGATCGCCCTTCGTGCCTTCAGGAAGTTGGACTTCAAACCGCTTGCCGTTGTCGAGCACGAGGTCAAAGAACTTGCCGCTCACGTCCAACTCGATAGCGGCCACGCCGATGCCATCGCTGCCATCCTTGCCATCAATGCCATTGGAGCCATCTTTGCCATCGGCCCCGCGCTCGCCATCTCGGCCCGGTGCTCCATCTTTCCCATTCAGGCCATCGCGGCCATCCTTGCCGGGTGATCCGTCCTTGCCATCAATGCCAGGAGCGCCGTCTTTCCCCGGCAAGCCATGAGCGCCATCTTTTCCATCGACGCCATCGCGGCCGTCTCTACCGGGCGCACCATCCTTGCCGTCAATCCCATCGCGCCCGTCCTTGCCAGGAGGACCAGGCAGTCGTTGCAGAGTCTCGATTGCCGATTTGACATCCGCTAGTTCGCTCGCAACTGCTGCGGACTCCGCAAGCGATGCGG